TGGTGCCGACTGTGCCGGAGATGCCACCAGCGGGGGTGGCCCAGGTGCCGTCTCCGCGCCAGAAGGTGGTGGCGCTGGCGGCGGTGCCGCTGTTGAGGTTCGTGACGGGGAGGTTGCCAGTGATGCCGGTGGTGAGGGGGAGGCCGGTGGCGTTAGTGAGGGTGGCGCTGGCGGGGGTGCCGAGGGCGCCGCCGACGAAGTAGGCGGCGCCGGTGCCGACTTCGTCGGTGAGGGTGGCGCGGAGGTTGGCGCTGCTGGGGGTGCCCCACCAGGTGGCCATGCCGGTGCCGAGGGCGGTGAGGCCGGTGCCGCCGTTGGCGACGGGGAGGGTGCCACTGCTGGCGTTGGCCATGTTGAGGTTGGTTAGCCCTGCGCCGCTGCCTGTAAAGAGACCGGCGGAAATTCCATCTCCGCTAAAGATCCAGGTGCCATTTGAAATATCTAGATGTTGAAACACTTCTGGGGCGTCGTCATAGAGTGACAAGCGTCCATAGCCTCCGTTCATTGCCAACCTGATTGCAGGAAGATCGTTTTCGTCGTTGATTTGTAAGAAGTCGCTGGTTGCGTTAAACGTGACGGTTGGAGGAAGGAAAATGACTTGATTTTGAAGGTCAAGGTTTGTGGCGAGTTTCTCGGCGGTGACGGCATTGTTGGCGAGTTTGGCGGTGGTGATGGCGCTGTTGGCGATGTAGGCGGTGGCGAGGGGGGTGGCGGTCCAGGTGCCGCTTGTAATCGTGCCGAGGGTGGTGAGGTTGGTGGAGCCGGTCCACGTCGAGAGGGCGGTGTTTTCGACGTTGTTGAGGGTGAGGTGGGTTTTGAGGGTGGTGGCGTTGATGCCGAGGGCGATGGTGCCGGTGGTGGTGATGGGGCTGCCGCTGTCGATGTCAATGCCGTCGGTGCCGGTGAGGGCGACGCTTGTGACGGTGCCGGCTTGTCCGGCGATGGTGGCGGTTTTGGTGGCGTCGTTCCAGGTGATGGTGACGTTGCTGCCGGCTAGGAGTTCGGCGACTTCGAAGCCTGCGGTGGACTTCTTGCGGTTGATTTGGTAGTCGCCTGTGGCAAATGTTTGGGCGCGGCCTTCGGGGACGAGGACGAGGAGGAGGGCGAGGATCTGGAGGGCGGTTTTCATGCGACGTCGTCACGGGGGACGCGGACTTTGTTGGTGCCGAAGGTGAAGATGACGAAGTTGGTGTCGGCGGAGATGGCGGCGGAGCAGTTGCCGCCGCGACGGAGGGTGAGCTGGAGGCGGGGGGCGGGGCGGAGGTTGAAGCGGAGCTGGCCGGTGGCGGGGGCGATGGTGAGGCGGACGCGGGAGGGGGTGCTCATGGGGTGTAGCCTTTCGCGTTGACGATGATGTTGCCTTCTCCGACGGTGATGGGGTCGCCTGCGGTGTCGAGGTAGGTGAGGGACCAGTAGTAGGTGGCCGCGGCGAGGGGCATGACGACGGGGGTGACGGTGAAGACCCAGGTGGTGGTGTTGAGGGTGATCTGGCTGGGGCTGGCGGAGTATTTGCGGACGAAGAGTTTGTCCTGCGCGGCCTTGGTGGTGTGAATTTGAAAGATGATGTCGGTGCAGGCGGTGGGTGGGGTTTCTGCGTCGAGGGTGAGGTCGCCCGAGAAGCCCTGCCATTTGTCGCCACTGACGACGGGGGGGAGGTCGTATTGGGCGGGGAAGAGGTCTGGGGTGAGGGCGCAGGACATGGCGGTTTAGGGGGCGTGGTAGGCGACGACGCTGCCGGAGGCGAGGGTGATGGCGGTGAAGCGTCCGTTGAGGACGGCGCCGACGGGGAAGCTGGTGGAGCCGACGTTGGTGATGCCGGGGCTGCCGGTGAGGGTGGTGAAGACGGTGGCGGTGATGACGCGGATTTCGGTCCAGTTGCCAGTGACGGGGGTGGTGTTGTTGATGACCTGGCCTCCGTTGAGGTTGTTGTTGATGACGGTTTTGTGGGAGAGCATGGTGAGGGGGTGGGGTTAGGCGGCTTGGGCGGGTTCGGCGATGAGGCCGGCCTGGGCGGCGAGGCGGGCTTCGCGTTCGCGTTTGCCTTCAAAGGCGGCGTGTTCGAGGGCGGGGGTCCAGCCATCACGGATGTGGGGGCTTTTGGCTTTGCTGGCGCAGTGTTCGTTGCGGGAGAGGAAGAACTTCATGTAGTCTTCGTCGTTGAGGTATTCGCCGCCGGTGCAGCCTTTCTGGGGGAGGCTGGCGCGGTAGAGTTGGAGGTAGGTGTTGGGGGCGAAGCGGGCGACGGGCTCGCCTTCGAGGACGTCGTTCCAACGGTAGTCCTTCTTGGCGGCATCGCGGGCCATGCACATTTCAAGCGCATCTGCTTGGATGGCGTGGTGCTTCATGCGCTCTTCGTAGAAGGACCATTGAAGCCGGGCGCGCTTGAGGCCGACCTGGCGGGCCAAGTCTGCGAAGGAGTGAGCTGGGGCTTCGTCTGGGTTCCACATAAGAGCGATGAAAGAAAAGGTGAATCCGCCCGCCGGTGGCTAGGCTGTTCCTGGGGAGGAGGGGCAGACCGACGAGTGAACAGGGATGGGCATTCGTGAGTCTTGAGCCCGCCTGCTCCGGAGAGCAGGCGGACGGATTCAAGGGGTTATGGGGTGATATCCGCGATCTTGCCATGCACACCTGGGTAGGTGCAGTGCAGGGCGGCGATGGCTTGGACGAAGCCGTCTTTGCCGCCGCCGTCCTCTGGCAGTTCGGGGCCGGATGGGACGAGGGAGGTCTTCATTTCGAAGAAGTCCATGTCCAGGAACAAGGCGTGGTCGAACTGGCCGAGGGTGAGGCCGGAGCCTGCGGTGGAGGCCGTCGCTGCGGCGGACAGCACGAAGGAGGTGCTGTTCGTGACGCTGGCGATGTAAGCGCCCGCAGGGACGCCGGTGCCGAACACGCGCATGAACGGACGGAGGCCCGCTGTGCTGGTGACGGTGACGGCGGTGGAGGTGTTCGTGGTGCCAGTGCCTGCGAGGCTGCCGGAGCTGCGGATGCCGTTCAGGTAAGTCGTGGGGACGATGTCCACGTAACCAAAACGGGTTTTGTAGCGGGTGATGCCGATCTCGTAGGTGCCGGTGGAGCCGTTGCTGTTGAAGCGGCGGACGGGGGTGACACTGCCGGAGGTGGAGGCCTCGGTGAAGTAGTCATCGAACCGGGTGGCCATGTCGAGCGTGCAGAAGCCGGTGAGTTTGACCGGGCCTTTCTTGGCCAGGCGGCAGGCTTGGAGCAAGGCGCGGATGTTGGCTTCGGTGACGCTGGAGACTGCGGCGACGTCGAGGTTCTGTCCGGAAACGGGCCGGTAGGAGGAGGCGACGGCGTAGCTGGAGTTGGGCTGGGCGGAGGCGTCGATGGCCATGGAGGCGCCGCGTGTCAGAAACTCCAGGGAGGTGCTGCCCATTTGGCAGTCCTGCTGGGAGAGGAACGTGAGTTCCATGTCTTCCTTCATGCGGGTCATGGCTTTCATGCGGCCATTCAGGAACAGGTCCGAGATGCCGGCTGGGTCCATGACGCTCTGGGCGACGATGGATTCCCCGTGGGTCTCGCGGAAGTGCTGGATGGTGCCGCGCAAGCGCTCGCGGTTGATGTGCTGGTTGGTGATGTTGGTGCGGTCCACGGTTTCGTGGTCTTTCACGCCACCGAGACTGCCGGAGAGGCGGATGTCTGCGGGGGTCGAGAATTCGACGTTTTCGGGGGCGCTGCCTTTCTTCACCATGGAGGTGAAGGCCATTTCGTCTGGGTTGAGAAGGACCAACTCGTCAGAGAGATCCTCGTGGTTGACTGGTAGTGTTGAAACAAGGGTTTGAGCCATGATGGTGAATGAGTAAAGCGGATGGAACGGGCACTTCGGTTCGGGCATAGGCCCGTCTGAAGCCGCTGCTGCCATCCCTGGCAGGCGTTTGGTTTTGGTTTCGTTCCGTGCGTTCTGCTTCAGCTCAGGAGCGGGCGCGCTGGGCGTTCCGGATCTCCATCTTCGCTTTCATGAGCGCCTTCACGTCGTCCGCATTTCCGGTTTTCATCGCCTGCTGCTCGAGCTGGCTCAACCGGGCTGTGGACACGCCTTCTCCATTGGCAGGTGCGGTGCCCGGCATGGAGCCGCGCATTTCACGCTGGGGGGTGGAGGGGCTGGAAGTCGGTGCTTTCTTTGGGGTCGGTGCCGTGACCGCCGACGGGCTCGTCGCCCCGTCCGCTTTGCCTGTCTGAGAAATTTTGATAAGTCGATACTGGCCGCCGGTGACAAGGCGGCCGATGGCGGCTTCGACGCGGACTTGGGGCCACTCGGTGGCGAGCTTGCCGCCAGTGATGGCTTTGAGGTGGTCGGTGAAGCCGGGGGTGTCCTTCAAGCGGGCTTCGAGTTTGCTGGCGCGCTCGGTGACTTGGGTGAGGGTGCCGAGTTGTTTGCGGCGGGTGTCGGCATCCAGGATGGTGCCGGCTGCCCAGGAGGCGTAGGTGTGGTCGATCTCGTAGTCTTTGCCGTCGACCTGGGAGCGGTAGGTGGTGTCGACTTCGTCGCCGTTGGCGAGGTGCTTGAGGATGGTGAGGACGTTGCGGGCGTCGACTTCGAAAGCGTCGAGGACCTTCTCATTGGTGACGTGGGAGAGGGAGTTCGATTCGGCGAATTCGGCGGGGAGGCTGTTGCTGCGCTGGGCTTCGCTTTCTTCGAGAGCTTTGAGTTTGGCGGTAAGTTCGGCGGCTTGCTGCTCGGCGGCCTGGGCGCGCTTGCGGACTTTGGCGGCTTCTTTGTGGGCTTCGGTGACTTTCTTGCGGGCTTTCTCGTCGAGGGATTTGAGTTCGTCGTCGGTGAGCGGTGCGGGTGGTTCGTCGGTGGTGTCGGTGGTGGTGGTGGTGTCTTCGGTGTCTTGGCTGAGGTCGAGGATGATTTCGTCTTCGGTGGAGCTTGCGGCGGCGCTGGGCTTTTGAACCCCTTCGCTCTCCAGCGCCGCCGGTTTGGACTCCTCAGTCGCGGTCTTGGCGCTGTTGAGCGCGGCAAGTTGGTCGGGTGTAAAATGGTTGGCGAGGGCGCGCTGTTTGGCCTCGGTCATGGGGGCGGCTTCGGGTGCGCCCATCGTGGCGATGGTGGCATCTGCGGCGGGGCCTTCGGAGGTGACTGCGTGCTCTGGCATGTGAGGGGTTTTGCCTCACTTTTGGGGAGATGCCAAAGGCAAAATCTAACTTCACTCGCTATCACTCAAGATCACTCAAGATCACTCTAAGTTCCGTTAGGTTTTAGGCGATTTCTGAGGTGGCGGGGATCTGGGTGAGGGTGCTGAGGAAGTCGGTGAGGGCGTAGGCTTGGCCCTGATCATGCGGACTGGCGTCCGGGGAGATGGCGCGGCGGGTGGTGAGGGCGGCGCGCATTTCGAGGAGTTCGATGATGGCTTTCACTGAGGGTTGATTCCAGTGCTCACGGATGGACTGGCGGCGCTGGCGCATTTGGGCGGTGAGCTCGGCCTCGGTGAGGGTGCCGAGGGGGGGGCAGCCGGGGGCGGGGTAGAGGAGCGCGGGGGCGGGTGCTGGTTTGGCGGTGGGCATTTTAGACAGGATTTACAGGATTGCAGGATTAACGGGATTTTCCTGAAGGCGTCATTGGGTGGCGGGGAGGGATTTGAGGTAGGCGAGGAGTTCTTCGGCGGGGGTCTGGACTTTGAGGGGGTCGGCGGCGCCGAGGCGTCCGGTCTGGGCGTTCTCTCCGTATTGGGTGAGCTGGAAGACGTGGTGTTCGAGGCGGGCGATGAAGACTTCCCGGATCTGCTGATTGGTGGCGATGACTTGCTGGCGGAGGGGGGATTTCTGGTATTCTTCGACCATGACGTTGGCGCGGGCGGTGGCGTCTTGGCCTTCTGACAAGGGGGGGCTGCCTCCGGCAAAGATTTCGGTGATGGCGGCGCGTTCTTCGGTGACTTCGCGCTGGGAGACTTGGTCCATGGGTTGGACGGCGACGGCGGCGAGGCTGGGGTGGAGGATGTTGAAGCCGAATTCAATGATGGGGCCGGTGTTGATCTGGCTGCGGCGGTCGAGCGGCATGAGCTGCTGGTTGATGAATTCGAGCATGCCTTTGGCCCAGTCGAGGTCGAGGGAGCGGACGTCGAAGGCGACGTTGTAGTCGAAGGAGCCGCGCACTTCTTCGCGGTCTGCGATGACGGGTTCGCCGGTGCCCATGATGCGGGCGCCGGTGAGGGGGGGCATGAATTGCTGGATGAGGCGGGCGGTGAGGCGGACGCCCCGGGTGATGGAGAGGAGAAACCAGTCGAGGTCGGCCTGGCCGCGTAGCATGGAGGTCTGGGAGGGGACGTTGTCGCTGACGCGGCCGAAGAGGCGATCGGTGGAGGCGCGGAGGGTTTTCTCAATTTCGATGGAGCGTCCGTCGGGGCCGGGGAGTGGGAAGGCGGCGACGGTTCCGGCGCGCCATTGTTCGATGAACATGCCGGGGGAGATGCGGGTGCCTTTGAGTTCGGCGGGGCCGGTCCAGGGGGGGACGGTGGTGAGGCTGGCCATGTCCGTTCTTGAATCCCACTGGGCTTTGATGGCGTCTTGCGGGGTCTTCGTCAATTCGGCGATGGCGCGGGAGCCGAGGAGGAGTTTCTCGGTCATTTCGGACGTCACTGCGAAGAAGGGGTACATGCCGTCCCAGTGCTCTAGGAGTTCGCGTTTGGCGACTTTGTCTGGGACGTCGGGGTGGAGGACGGTTTCGTAGACGGCGGTGAGGCCGTCTGGGGTGGTGGCGCGGTCCCAGAGGCGGACGATTTGGTAGAGGTTCCTTTGGGTTTCGCCTTTGCCGTATTCGCCGCCGATGAGGGTGCCGCTGGTGCCGGCCCAGCGGACGCCCATGCCGGAGAGTGCCCACTCGGGCATGTTGCTGGCGTAGGTGCTGAAGGATTGCGGGCGGCCTTTGTGCTTCTCCAGGACTTCGGTGAGCCAGGCTTTGTCCCAGCCGTGGATGGCGGCTTCTTCGCGGAGCTGCTGGGCGGAGAGCCACTGGACGCGGGCGATCCAGCGGGCGGAATCCAGTCCGTCTTCCATGACGGTTTCCGGCGGATAAAAGACGTCGACGAAGGGCATGAGGGTCTCCCAGTTGGGGCGGGAGGTGCGGACGTAGCTGGAGATGTATTCGGCGCCTTCGGCGGTGCCTGCGCGGAGTTGTTTGACGGCGCGGCGGGCTTCTTTGAGGCCGGTGGGGCCACGGGCGGCGAGGCCGGGGTCGAGGAGGAGAATCAAATTGGCGAGTTCGTCGGTGCGGGTGTCATCCATGAGCATGGTTTCGAGGATGACGGGGACGTCTTCGGCAATCATGGCCATGTCGGACTCGGCGGCCATGGGGTCGGTGGGGTCTGTCTGGGGGGTGAGCTGCTGGGCGAGGGCGGCTTCGAGCATTTCACGGGTGACGATGCGGCGTTCGGCACCGCGCTCTAGCTTCCAGTGGACGTAGACGAGGCTGTGGCCGGTGCGGTCTGCCCAGTTGCCGGCACGGAGGCCCATGGTGGCGAAGTTGCTGCCCATGGCGGTGGTGAGGTAGTAGCGCAGGACTTGTTTCATGCGCTGGCTGCGCGGGGCGTCGTCGGCGTTCTGCGGCATGACGGAGAGGGCGCCTTTGGCGAGGGCGGCGAGGAACATGGCCTGCCTGTCGCGGAGGATTTCCTCGGTGAGGTGGACTTCGTGGTCGGCGGCGTTGTTCCAGGGCATGGCTGGCTGGCCGGGTTTGTCTGTTTTGCGGCCCGTGCCGTTTTTGCCTGCCCACCAGCACTGGCGGGTGCGTTCGTTGCGCTCCATGAGGGCGGTGAACCAGGTGGCGTCTCCGACGGCGGCTTGCAATTCGCGCAGGGCGTCGTCAACGCGCCAGCCGTCGAGGGGCCGGGCGGGGTCGATCACGTCTGGCAGGGTGCCGGGGTCGGATGTGGATGTCATGAGCGGGGCGTGGTGACACGCGCCGGTCTGCTTTCCTCCCCAGGAACGACTTTGGCAGGTTGCGGGGCGTGGAGGTGGTTGTCAATCCATTTTTTGACTGACGATTTGAGCCAGAGCTGGCGCTGGTGGAGGTTGTGGGGGTGGGGGGGGATTTGGGCGAGGACTGAGCGGGTGGCCCAGTGAGAGATGCCTGCTGTGATGAGCATTTGACGGGCTTCGGCACGGAGGAGGAGTTTGTCACACATGGGTGGGGGTGGGGTTTGGATTCATTTGGCGACGGGGTAGAGGACTTGTCCGGCGTGGCGGACGAAGATGCGTTTGTCGATGAGGATGCGGCCGCCGAGGTCGCGCCACGTTTTGCAGAAGGCGAAGTCTTCGGAGGTGCCGTCTGGGTTGGTGGGCCAGTAGTTGGGGAGGTCGCCGAATTCGGTGCCTTTGAGGGTGCCGACGTGGGGGCGCATTTTCTCGAAGACGCTGCGGTGGACGCGCATGAAGCCGCGTGCGGTTTCTTTGACTTCCCAGAGGAGTCCGGGGGTTTGGCTGGGGTCTTCCTGGCCGGGGAGCGGGGTGAGCGGGGGATCAAACCGGATCTTGCGTTTGCCGTAGAGGCCGAAGACGAGGGGTTCGGTGTGCTCCATGAGGGCGGCGAGGTGGTCGGGGGTGAAGACGAGGTCTGTGTCGATGACAACCATTTCCTGGCAGGGGCTGTCGAGGAAGTGCCTTGTGGCGATGTTCATGGCGTAGCCGGGATACGGGGTGGAGATGTGGCAGAAGACGGATTCGCCACGGATGGCGGCGAGCATGGAGAAGGCCCAGGAGGTGACGGAGAGGCCCATGCCGTTGTCGATGATGGGGTAGAAGGTGGGGGTGGGTGTCATGATGTTTGTTTGGGGGGGGTTTGAGGTGGCGTTAGATGCGGAGGGTGCGGGGTGTTTGTGCTTTGCCGCATCCCTGATAGACAATCCCGTGGTGCTGCCATTCTGCTGCTGACTTTGCCTGAAAGCCGCAAACGCAAGGTGTTTGCCAATACAAAACGGAAAACGGCGATGATGCCGATGCCTTGGGGATCGTGGAGCTTTTGGAGATTTTAGGGGGGCGCGGCATAGCGTAGTCGTTAGATGCGGAGGGTGCGGGGTTTGGGGCCGTGGTATTCGAAGATGTCGGGGGTGTCTGTGGGGGTGGCGTCGATGGTGGTGCCGGGCTTGAAGTGGCGGGTGGCGACGCGGGGGGTGATGAGGCGGACGGCGACGCGGGGGCCGAGGCCTTCGATGGGGTCGATGAGGAGGCAGCGGAGGAGGCGGGGGTTGAGGCCTTGGTTGCGGGCGACTTTGAGGGGGATGGTGGCGGTGGTTTGGGTGGGGGTGTCTTCGGGGTCGCCTTCGAGAGCGCTGTCGGGATCGAGCTGGACCTGGGCGAGGATGGCGGTGTAGCCTGCGGGGGTGATGGCGATGGCTTTGCTGGGCTGGCGCTGCCAGTGGGTGCCTTCGATGAGGGTGTTGTCTTTGCGCCAGTCGCGGAGGCGGCCGAGGGGGATGCCGTGGCGGGTGGCGATTTCGGTTTCGAGGGTGAGGTCGTTCATGGGTGGGGTGGGGTTATAGGTGCGAGTTTGGGGTGTGGATTAAGATGCGGCGGAGGGTGTTGGCGAAGTCCTCAATGCGTTTGAATTTGTCTTGAATGAATCCGGCGCTGATCATGTTGGAATTGTAGAGGATTTGGGCGATTTGCTGAGGCTCTAGGTGGTGGATTTGTTCTGGGGTGAGTCCGTGTTTGGTGGTTTGCGGAGAGGCGTTTAAGGCGGTGGCGATTTGGTGGCCGTGCTTTTCTCCCATTCCTTGGCGGAAGTCGCAGATTTGAGTTTGGCCGTCTTCGGTGGCGATGAAGCCGCCTTGGCTGTCTGGGTAATATTTGAAATTCATGGGGTGAGTTAGTAGCCGCTCCAGGCGGGGGCGGCGGGGGTGGTGCGGTCGCGGTAGCGGGGGTTGGAGAGGAGGTGGTAGGCGATGGGGTCGCGGTAGTCTTTGCAGGCTTCGTCTTTGTAGCTGGTGTGATCTCTAAACGGGGGGAGGGTGTAGGTGCGGAGGGTGAAGAGTGTGTTCTGGCACTCGGTGTTGATGAGGAGGCCGGGGAGGCCGAGGAGGTCGGTGTTAAGGGCGGTGTTGATCATGGTGTCGCCTTCATCCAAGGAGACGCCTGCGGCGGGGTCGAAGGGGATGGCGTGCTCTTCGTCATACATGGCTTCGAGGACGGTGGTGTGCTGGCCTTTGCTTTCGGTGGGGGCTCCGGCGAAGCGGGAGTCCATGAGGGAGGTTTCGGGGAGGGCGAAGGTGCCGTCGAGGGTCCAGCCGTTTGTCCAGGTGAGGGGGCCGGTCTGGGTGCGGCCTTGGTAGGGGGTGCCGGTTTCGGCGAGTTTGTCGATGAGGCGTTTGCGGCCTTCCCAGATTTGTTTGATGTAGTGGGCGCGGGACCAGGCGAGGCGGGTCTTTTGGGCGGGGCCGGGGTCGCCATTGAGTTTGTCGCCTTTGCTGGGGACGGCCCAGGGGCCGAGGTCGTAGCCGTCGACGCGCCAGCCGGGGGTGGGCCATTCCTGGGCTAGGTAGGAGCGGCCTGCTGGGTCCACTAGCCACCAGGTGATCACCCACGGTTTGGAGCCGCCGGGGTCGACGACTTCGTAGAGGGAGGCGATGCGGGGGAGGTGTTCCCAGGTGGTGAGGTGGCGGTCTGAGAAGGAGTGGTAGAGGCGTTCGTCGGCCTGGGCGGCGTCTCCGTAGAGTTTGATGCGGATGGTGCGTTCGTCCCAGTCGGCGGCTTTGCGACTCAGTTCGGTGTAGCTGTCGACGATTTTGTTGGCGGAGGTGTGGAGGAAGCCGACGAGGCGGGTGGGGTCTGGGGGGTAGGCGATCTTGGGGACGCGGGGGTCGGTGACGCCGGGTTTGCCGTCGAGCTCGGGGGCGATGTGGAGGTGCTTTTCGGGGCGGTGGGCGCCGTCGAGGTAACGGCGGACGGTGGCGGTGTAGCCTTCTTCGGGGGTGTAGGAGATGAGGTGGACGCCGTGCATGAGGGCGCCGAGCTGGGCGGGGTGCGGGCGCGGGGTGGTGGGATCTCCGGCGGCGAGGCGGGCGAGCTGGCGCTCCAGGATGAGGATGCGCTGGCGGTGAGCGGCCTGGGTGGTGTCCACGGCGCGGGAGACGAGGCGGTCATAGAGGGCTTCGACGTGGTTGACGGGGATGGCTTCGTCTGACCAGACGGTGGTGAGGGCGTAGCCTCGGTAGCTTTCGACTTCCTGGGAGAAGAAGCGGAATTCGAGTTCGCCGCCGCCTTTGAAGGGGGTGGCGGTTTCGTCAAGGACGGTGAGGTAGCGTTCGAGTTTGTTATCCGTGAATTTGCCGCCGGAGAATTTGAGTTTTTGATTGCGTTGCTGGGCGATTTTGCCGCTTGATCCGCCCATGAATTCTTCGAGCATGAAGTGTTCGATGGGTTTTTGCTGGAGTTTTTGGGAGGTGTTGTCGGTGCGGGAGAGGCAGAAGATGCCGGCCTTTCTGGTGTAGATGAGGTGGGAGACGATGAGCATGGCGCAGACGAACGATTTGCCGGAGCGGATGCCGCCGGAGATGTAGAGCTCCAGGACGGCGCCGGGGTAGGCGATGCGCTTGAGGCTGAGTTCGTGAAGGAAGAGCCACCAGTCCTGCGGGACCCAGGCACATTCCAGGGGGTAGTCGATCATGTTTTGGATGACTTCCTCCCGGGCGTTGTAAAGGGTGAGGGCGGTGGTTTCGGTGTGGGTGAGGAGGGTTTCGAGGGGGATGGGGTCGACGACGGGGCTGGGGGTCTGCCGCTGGTGGAGGGCGGTGGCGAGCTGGGGGTCGAGGAGGGGCATGAGGGAGGTCAGGGTTTGCGTTTGAGGACGAGGCGGTGGGGGGCGAGGAGGCGGTTGATGGCGCGGGTGCTGTGGTAGTCCCGGATGATGAGTTCGTGGGCGACTTGGTCGGCTTCGATGATGATGATGCGGCGGACGATCTGGCCGGGGGCGCGGAGGGGGTCGGTGGTGTCGAGCGCGGCGAGGGCGGCGCGGCGTTCGCGGTCGAGCTTCCAGCGTTGGTTGGCCATGAGGCGTCCGCGCTCGGAGGCGCGCTGGATGGCTTTGCGGGTGTGGGATTGGCGGGAGGTGTGCATGTGTCGCTAGTGTGATATCTGCTTGTTCGGGCTTGGCTCGTTCATCCGCTCCAGCGACAGCAGCAGTATCTCATGCAATGCCGATGTTCTGGCGGCGTGTGCCTCGTAAAGTCTATCCGCGAGGATGGCGATTGCCCGGCGGTGCATGGCTCGCGATTGGCCGCAGTCGATGTCCTCTGCGATGTCGTTTACCATCTTGTCTGCGGCTTCGATTTGAGCATCAGACCAGCGAGCCGCCAAGCCCGAACAAAACGATGGACGACGACACCCACCAGCCTGCTGTCGTGCTGTGCGTTTTGGCTTCGATGTGGCTTTCTTCTTGGGCATGGTGTGGGGTGGTTAGTGGTGGGTGCTCGTCATCTCATCGTTCTCCGACTCTTGGTGTGCGTAGATTTTTGCGCGGGCGCTTTCCAGTTGCGAGATGGCGTTGCTGATCCACATGGTGCAGTCATTCCATTCACCGTCGATCCACTTGGACTTAGCCCATTCGCAGTCATTGACTGCGGTTCCGATATTCAGTATCGCCGACTCTATCGCGGGGATCGGAGAACCAGCGGCAGCAGGCAACGGCTCGAAGTTGATCGGTGGTGTATTCATAGCTGAGTGCTCGCCGTCGCCTGAGCCTTATCGTTCGCCGAAGAATGAGACGACCAGATCAGCACCGCCACGGGAGCGATACCGAAATGCCACTCGCTGACATTCCCGCAGAGGCGGCATTTGTAGGTTCCGAGTCCATCGCCATTGCTCGCCAGCCAGTAGGCTTGATCGTTGAGCATGTCGTGGCACTTTGGGCAGTAGGTCACGCATCCACAGTTGCGGATGATGTCGCGTTCTCTCCGAGTCCACCGCCAACGGCGAACAAGGCGCGTCACCCAACCACATGGGCTTTCCTGTTCTTCTCTCAGTTTCTGGTGATTCGGCATATTATTCCTTCGGTGATGTTTTCCCCCGCTCATGTGGCGGGTGCGCTGTGACGTTCAGTAAGCCCATTTGGCGTGGCCGAGGATTTCTTCGGAGTCGGTCCACCATTCGTCCCATTGGGCGTTGGTGGCGACTTGCCAGTCTGGGATGGTGGTGGCGGCTTTGGGGGGGGTGAGGGAGACGGGGAGCCATTTCAATCGGTTGTTGGGGTAGATGGCGAGCTGGCCGTTTGCGAGTTTGATGACGTTGGCTTCTTTGTGCTCTTCGAGGAGTTCGGTGTCGCCGATGTCGAGGTGGCCGCTGGGCTGGCCTTCGGGGAGGTAGTCGAGGGTGAACCAGTAGTGGCCGGTCATGGGGGGGTGGCCTTTGCCCATGTTGACGAGGACGGGGACGTCACTGAGCTGTTCCTTCCGCCAGAGTTCGATGGAGCCGGAGAGGCATTCCCACATTTGGACTTTGTGCAGGGGGAGGGGTGTGTGGTCGTCTTCCGGTTCATACCAGTAGAGGCACTGGGGGGGGACTTTGTCAAAGCAGGCGGCGAAGCGTTCGACCCAGACTTGGAAGCAGAGGGGGCGGTTGCGCATGGCGCGGACGGAGACGAGCCAGGCGACTTCGAAGCGGTCGGCGGGGCCGCCGAAGGCGTCTGCGCGGACGTGGATTTGGGTTTTGGGGAGGTTGATGTTTCTCATGGGGTGGTGGGGGGGGGGTCGAGGTCGATGATGGGGGTGATGTCGCGGGGGGGTGGGGGTTGGCGGAGGGCTTCGAGGTCGGCTAGGGTCAATTTCGTGGTGAGTTTGATTTCGGTGGGGAGGCCGCCGAGGTTGCGTTCGACTTGGTTGGCCTGGGTGAGGGTCATGGCGATGGGGCCGAGGTCGCGGACTTTGGCCTGGGGGAGGAGGTTGGCGGCGGCTTCGAGGGCTTCGTCGCGGACGATGGCGGCTTTCAATCTGGCGATGGCGGTGAGGTCGATTTGGGCTTCGATGATCCAGCCGCGGATGATTTTGCGGAGGCCGTCCTGGGAGCCGGGGTCGGTCTTGCCGAGTTCGGGGCCGATGAGGCGGGCGACTTCGGTGATGCTTTCGCCATGGCGGATGAGGTCGAGGGCTTGGGCGTGGGCTTCGGGGTGGTGTTTGGCGAGGGTGGTGCCGGTGTGCTGGCGCCAGGCTTCGGTGGGGCGCGGGGGGAGCGGGGCGCCGTCTGGGAGGGTGAGGGGGAGTGGGGGGGTGTCAGGTGTCATCGTCGTCGAAGGGGGATTCGAGTTGGGCGCCGCGCATGGAGCGGGGGGCTTTGTCGTTGGTGGCTTTCTTTTTGGGGACGGTGTAGCTGCCCATTTGGTGGTCGAGGGGGTTGTTGCTGGTGAGGGTGGGCATGCGGCTGCTGAAGCGGGTGAGGGTCTTTTGGTAACGGACTTGGAGTTCGGGGGTGGGGCCTCGGCGGTTTTTGCGGACGTAGAACATGGCTTTTTCTTCGTAGTCCTCCCGCGCCCAGCCGCCTTCGTCGTCGCGGTATTTCTCGCCGCTGCTCCAGCACTGGGGGGAGCGATCCCGCCGGGGGGCGATCTGGTTTGACCAGGCGTTTTGGGCGTCTTCGCTGAGGCGGTGCCATTTGACGTATTCGTCATCCCGATGGATGAAGACGACGTGGTCGGCATACTGCTCGATGGCGGCGGAGCCGGAGAGGTCGGCGAGGACGGGGGGTTTGCCTGCGTTGCGGTCGCTTTCGCGGGACATTTGGACGAGGAGGAAGACGATGACTTTGTGCTCTTTTTTGATGAACTGGAGGGTTTCCATGACTTCGACGAGTTTCATGCGCTCGTCTTTCTGGGCTTGGGCGGAGACGGGTTTGATGAGGTGGAGGTGGTCAACCATGATCCATCTGATTCCGTGCTGGCGTTTGGCCATTTGGACTTGGGCGCGGAGGTCGGCGGTGGTGATCTGGGAGGAGGCGTTGATGAGGAGGGTGGCTTTCTGGACGAGGGGGACGTGGCGGCGCATGGCTTCCTGGTCGTGGTGACTGAACATGCCGGTGGTGGCTTTGGCGGTGTCGATGCCTGCGCCGCCGAGGACGAGGCGGGTGTAGACTTGGTTGGCGGACATTTCGGCGGAGAACATGAGACCGGGGACGGCGTCGCCAATGCAGATGTTGTGGATGAGGGTGACGCCGAGGGCGGTCTTGCCCATGGCGGGGCGTCCGGCGAGGACGAGGATCTCGCCTTCGCTGTCGTCGAGGCCGTGCATGGTCATGTCGAGCTCATGGATGCCGGTGCGGAGGCCCATGATTTTGCCGCGGTTGTCGATGACGCGCTGCATGTGCTCCACCCAGTCGATGACGCCGGTGTGGGAGGGGATGGCGGCGGTGCCGCCGGTGGCCTGGACGGTTTGCTGCAATAGGGCGAAGACTTCGCTTTCGGCGGCGGCGACGAGGTCTGCGGCGTTTGCTTCGACGGTGTCCTGGCCGTAGCGCATGGCTTTGGAGATGATGCCTTTGGAGGCTTCGATGAGGCGGCGGAGGGTGACGCGCTCGAGGATGATGGTGAGGTAGTGGTCGAAGTGGTCGGTGACGGGGAGGTAGATGTAGATGTCGCTGAGTTCGCCGGGGCCGCCGATGTTTTCGAGGGTGCTGTTGCCGGCTTCGCGGATGGCGTTGGTGAGGGTGGCGAGGTCGATGGGTTTGTTGGCGTCGAGGAGGCGGAGGAGCCAGTCCCAGATGGTGGCGTGGGCGGGGTGGTGGAAGGCGTCTGGGGCGAGGCGGGTGCGGGCGCGGGGGATCAATTCCTGGGGGTTCTGCATGCAGCAGGAGAGGAGGCCGCGCTCGGCTTCGTGGGAGTGGGGGACGGTGTCGGGGGGGAGGTCGGTCATGGGGTGGGGGATTGGCTGAGGGCTTGGGCGATGGCGGTGCGGGCCTGGGCGATGGCTTGGGAGTTTGTTTCGAAGGAGGTGGCGATGTCCATGTCAGGGGCGATTTCGTAGTCTGCTTCGAAGGCGCGAAGGAGGCGCTGGAGGGCGGCGAGGAGGTCGGGGGTGTTCATGATCAGCGGAGTTGTTGGAGCATGGTGAGAAGGTCTGCTTTGGTGAGGGCGCAGGGGCGGTTGACGAGGACTTCGTGGCCTTTGACGGTCCAGGCGGCGACGTCCCGGACGATGGGGGCGGGGGTGCTGGTGGCCTGGTCTTCAAGCCAGGCGCGCTGGGCGGCGAGGCTGCGAATGGCGTTGCGTTCGAAGACCTGGCGGCACTGCTTTTTGGTGAGGTGGCGGGCGGCGACGCTGAGGGTGTCTGTCTTGCCGTTGTGAATGACAAGGAGTTCGACGCCGATCTGGGTGGCCTGGACCTGCAAGGACATGGGGAGCCGTTCAAGGTAGGGGGCGGCGGGGTATTGGGCGGCGAGGAGGGCGGGAAGAACTTGGCCGCGTCCGATGCGCTCAAACTGGGCGAGGACTTCGGGGGTGATGAAGTCGGATTCGGATTGGGTGGCGATTTCTTCGAGGGTCATGTGGTCCTGGTCGAGGAGGGTGACGAGGATCTTGCCGGCTTCGGCCCAGGCGTCGATGCCGCGTTGGATGGCGGCGGCAAGGGCGAGGGGTTTGGTGTTGGCGAGGGTGGTTTCGATGCGGGTGGTGAGGGTGCTCATGATGTTTGTTTGTTAGTTTGCGAGGGCTTTGCGGGGTTTGGGTTGGAAGCCGGTTCCGGCTGCCAAAAGGGTGAGGACATTCCGCACGCGATCTGCGGTCATCCGTCCGCGTCGAACTGCGCGGGTGAGCGATTTTTCCAATGCCGGAAAGTTGATTGGATTGCGCTGGGCATCGCCAAGGCTTGCGATAATTTTATCAATCGCCGCAAGTGTATCGTCGCGGTCGTAGTCTTTTCCATGGTAGCAATCACGATGATATGCCCATAGGTCGGCAAGGCGAGGAGGGTGGAACTCGTCCTTGTAATCCATGACCAGCTTGACCTGACTGAGTGCCATGTGCTTCCAACATTGTTCAGCAGCGGCGAGCAATTCCTCCCAGTCGGGTGGATTGACTATTTGCCCAGTAAAGCCAAAATATTGATACCCATGGTCGACTTTTTGCTGAAGATGCCAGTCAGTCGCGGCATGCCAGGCATCACAAAGTTCCCAATCTTCTGAGACATCTGACCCCATCCAATCGCTGTCAACCTTACCTGACACGAAGCCCATGAGCACGGGCTTAAAACGAACAGGAATGCTTGTCTGAGGAGGAGGCGTTTCGTCTACCCAATCCCCTTCCTCGATTGAATGCACCTGACCGCATTTCCAATGCGAACTAATGTGCCATTCGACACCTCGAATAAGGCCGTCACTAATGACCATTCGGCCTTCTTCTCTTGCTTCTACATCTTCATACCTTGAGGAAATGCGGCTAGGTGGACAAATCTTGCTTTGCATAAATCTAGACGTCCGCCACGGGGTTAGGCGAAAGCTCAAATTTCCATGATCGCATTCGTTGGTTTTTGAGCGGGTGATGAGCATGGTCCTTTCGATCTGATTCACCCATAGGGCTTGAGCGTGGCACATGGTGCGCGACGGGATCATCACGGCGAGGCAGAAGATGGGGGGCAGATTTGTGTTCATGCGTTTTGCAGGAGGCGGGCTTTGATTTTTTCGCGGTCGCCGGGTTCGGTGGCTTGCCAGGTGGGGTAGGCGGCGCGCCAGTCGAGGCCGGTGTAGAGTTCGTCCATGATGTCGCGCCAGCCTTCGGGGCCGTCGTAGGTGCTGGGGAGGTAGGTGGGGGGTTCGGGGTTGAGGTCGCTGGGGCCGCGCAGCCATTCGCGGGGGTCGTCGTCGTAGCGGCCGGAGTTGAACCAGGTGGCGGGGTGGGGGATGAAGACTTCGTCGCCGGGGGGCCAGGTGGCGGTGGCGCGGGCGTAGTTGCGGACGGTGACGATGAGGTCCTCCGGTGGGACTTTGCCGGCCTTGAGGATGCGGTCGATGGCGCGGAGGGCGGAGGTCTTGCCGACCTTGCGGGGGTAGAGGTCGTAAATCTGTTCGGCGATCTCTGCGCGGGTGCCGCGCCCCCCTTCTTTTTTTTGCGGGGAGGCGGTCGCTTCGCTCTCGTCGTGTTGAAGTTCGAGGGTGTCGGTTTGCTGCGGAGCGGGCGAAGCTGAGGGGTCGATGTCTCCCCCTTGGGGGATTAAGGGGGTTTTAATCTCTTTGGCGGTTGGCAGTTGGCGGTTGGCGGTTGGCGGTTGGTAGCTATTGCGTTTGCCGCCTTTCGTATTGCGGTCGTATACGGTCGTATTAGTGCCGTTTGTTTCCGTAGATGCGGCTACGGGTTGGCGTATGTGTCCGGTGTGGGGATCGTGATACGCTGCGGGGTTGGCGATGTAGGTGTCGAGGGTGGGTTCGTGCGGCCATTTGTTGTGCCGCCACCAGCGCATGACTTGGGAATACTTGGATTTGAGGGCGCGGAGGCGGGCTTCGCTGAGTTCCTGGATGACGCGCTTGTGGGTGTAGCCTTCGGGGGTCTGGTGGAAGAATTCGTCGAGGACGGTGGCGACGGCGTTTTGCTCGCTGGTGGTTTTGGCGCCGAGTTTGCGGGTGAGTTTGGTGACGTCGAGGGGGAGCGGGGCTTCGTCTGAATAGAGGCGGTCGAGGAGGAGGCGGTAGACGCCGTGCTCGAGGAGGCTGAGGTGGGCGGTGTCGCGGGCGTAGTCGCCGATGTGGAAGTCATAGGTGTGCATGGGGGCAATCAGGCGGGGACGGGGGCCGTGGTTGATTTAGACGCTAGGGCGGCGAGCTGGAAGGCGGCTTTGAGTTCGTCGCGTGCGTGGCGAGTCAGGCGGATGTGAGCGACGAGGCGGGTGGGACCGGTGGCATTTGCTGGTCGTTGTTTTTCCGTTTCGATGAATTTGAGTGCTTCGAGGGCTTGAGTGAGGTCCGAGACGTTTGAGGGGTTTTTTGTGATGGATAGGCGGTCAAGGACGGTGCGGCGTTCGATCCAGTCCATGGGGCTGAGTTCGTAGGCGGTAAGAAGAAACAGCCAGTGAGATAGGGGATGCCGCTGATGGAGGTGGTCGATGAGGGGATGAATCATTTGGCGGAGGTGTTCAGGTGCTGGAGCTGGAGGTGGGCTTCGAGGGTGCCGAGGAGGGCGTTGAGGCTGATGAAGGCGGTGGGGAGGTCGGTGGGGGCGATCTGGAGGGCGGTGACTTTGCGGGTGGTGGTGTCGATGGTGGCGAAGAGGATGGCGTCGGCTTCCTCGGGGGCGATGGAGAGCTGGAGGGTCATGGTTTGGCGGGTTTTGGGGTGCATTTGGCGCGGTAGTCGTCGACCTCGTCGATGCGCATGAGGTAGGGGCCGCCGTGGGCGTCTACCCGGTAAGCCTGGACGGTGCCCCACTGGTGGGTGAGGGGGATGAGGACGGCGTCTTCTTTGACGCGGATCCAGAGGTCGCTGGCGGAGATGCTGCGGGTGGGGAATTGATCCAGTGGGTCGAGGGACATGGTGGTCAGGCTTTGATGGTGGCGATAATGAGGAGGACGAGGGTGGAGACGATCCAGACGGCGGCGAGGCGGGCGAGGGTGTGGCAGGCTTCGGCTTCGGGGGTGCCGGGTGTGGGGAATGGTGGGCGTGGGTGTTTCATGGTGGTGGTGGTTTAGGCTGCGGTGTCGCCGTGAAAGGCGTGGGCGCGTTCGGTGGCTTCGGTGGGGGTGGGTTGCTTGGCGACGGCTTTGAGGAAGGCTTTGGCGTCGATGAGATCAAAGCGGGCTGGGTAGGGGTTGAGGTCGGGGTGCTGCTGGGCGAGGGTGGTGAGCTGGCGGCTGAGGAGGTCGGCGAGGCGTTCGAGGCGGGTGGTGCTCATGGTGCGGGGGTCCTTTCTTTTTTGCTGAGGTTGAGGAGATGGGCGTAGCCGTGGAGGCTGACTTTGGCGTCGGCGAGGGCGTCGTGGATTTTGGGGCGTTCCTGGGCGGTGATGCGGGCGAGGTGGTCGAGGGAGGCGGGGCCTGGGCGGACGATGCCGGCACGCTGGGCGAATGTGAGCGCGGCCATGGAGCACTCCCAGCGGTGGTTGAGGGGGAAGTGGGTGTTGGTTTGGGTGCTGAAGGTGTCGAGGAAGGCGCGGTCGAAGCCTGCGTTGTGGGCGAGTGGGCGGCGGGCGCCTTCTTTCGCGATCTGCCCGAGCCAGAGGGCGAAGCTGCGGGCGGCTTCGCGGGCTTCGACGGCCCCCCTTTTTTTCCAGTCGGCGAGGTTGTAGCCGTTGACGGCGATGGCACCGGCCCCCACTTTTTTTCTTGTGCCCCACCAGGTGCGGGGCGGGAGGATCAGGCGGTAGAAGGTGGCTCCGGTCCAGGTGACAGCGCCGAGGGCGAGGATGAAGTCGGTGGCGGGGTTGAGGCCCGAGGTTTCGGTATCGATGGCGATGAGGTCGGTCATGGGCGATGGCAATGTGGAAATTTTCTGCTTGGCGAAATGTATTGTGATGATTGGGACCGAGCCGATGCTTCGACCCCCTCCCCCCCTCCTTGAATGGCGCGCTCCGGGCTGGCGATGGGTGCCGGTTCGGGGGTGGTATTGTGTAGCGTTTCGAGTGGCGAGGAGTCTAGGCCTTGTATAATAAGGGTTCCGGCGTCAAATGCAGGGGCTTGTGAATCCCCGTGTCGGGCAATTCGGGCGGATTCGGTGGGGATCGAGGCGGCGGCCAGGTGCGCCGGGGCGATGGTCGAAAATATCCCGAGCCTGAAACGATTCAGCCGGAGGGCGGTGTCTATTGTCTGCGCTGGCTGGGTCACTTCCCTGCTGTGCTTGCCTGAGTCTGGGCGCGCATCGACGACTTGGCCACCGTGGCTGAGATTAGAGATGTTTGGACTCATGAAACCACCTCCTCAGAAAAAAGAAAAGAGCGGCGGGGGGCCCAGGCTGGCCAGGTGGCCGGCAGTGCTAGGACGTCACGGGCGTCGATCAGCTTCCGGCCCAGTATCTCACGGCATGGGAGCAGGGCGCGCCCATCGGGGCCTCGAAGGGATGTCCATGCGTAGATCGTGCTGCGGTCCAGCCGGAGGGCTTGGGCGACCTCGGCGACGGTTGCAAACGATGGGAGCGGGCCAGTCTTGGCGTCCAACAGCTCGCGCAGGGCACGCTCCGGGACCTCCCAGCCATTCGACCCTTGCACGGCGTCAGGGAGCGCGCCAGGCGCGGCTGTGAGCAGGCGCTCAAGGGCTTCCTCGGACCATGACAGCGCCTGCGCGACCTCAGCCAGTGACAACCAACGCCGTGCAGGCCGGCCCCGTTTGGCGGGGGCATGGGCTGAGGAGGCGGCGGTGGCAGGCATGGGAGAAAAAAGAAAAGGGGCGGCGGGGCGCGGTTACAGGGCTGCCTGGAGCTCTGCGAATTCGGACACGTAGAGATCCCACTGAGCCGACGGGATCAGGCACACATCACCGCCGACAGCCACCGGCAGCCGGCCGCAAGACAGCGGGAACCCAGCGCGCGCCGAGGTGCCCTCGACCAAAAAAACATCGAGCGCCGAGACCTCCCGCAGGCCAGCGCGCAGCAGCTCCCGCGTGCGGGCGACAGCGGCCTCGATCATCGCCGAGGCTACGTGCTCACCAAAAACCTCCCATTGCTTCATGCCGGGGTGAATCACGCTTTTGCCCTCCTCTTTGAAGCTCCAGGAGCCAGATAAGCCCCAAACACACCCACCAGCGCCTCGATCACGTTCGCCGCTGCTCTGGCACCGTCAGCCGCCTCTTGTAACCTTGCCGCCAGCTTGCCCGCGCCGCTTGTCTTCTTCCATCCCCATTGCTGGTAAAGCGACATCCGAGACGCGACGGACGCCCTCCAACGAAGAGCCAACAAAGGCCGGTCCAAATAAATCCCCTTCACGCTGGCACCTCCGCGCGCTCTGGGGTTTCGATTTGGGGGTTGGGCTGCCGCGCGAGAAAAGACCGAAGGGCCATCACAATGACATCTTCAGGGGTTCGCTTTTCGATCTTGGCGACGTCTAGCAACCGCCCAAGCTCGTCGGGCTGCAAGATTTCCGTGAGTGAGAGAGGGATGGTTACGATCATAGAACCGTGAACTCTGTATTGTTAAAGGACAGATACACCATTATTTGTCTTGCAATAAGACAAATCAAGACAAAAGTTTCTTTTGACGTTAGAAAATCGTAAAGGTAGCACCATGAATGGTCCTCAACTTAAAACCTGGAGAGAATCCGCCGGCCTCACCATGCGCGGAATGGCAGACACTGTGCTCACCGGCCAGGTGACACATTCTACCATTGGCCGCTGGGAGCAGAGCCTGGAGGAGATTCCTGATTGGGTTACTGAGCGGCTACTCGGAACCAGCCAAGTGCAGCTCAGTTTAGACGAGCTGCACCAGCTTTTAGATCATGCCCGCGAACGAAAACTCGATTTTCGCGCTTTGCTCAGCACTGCGGTCCGCTCTTATTTGCAATCTGTCAGCACCAAGAACATCCGCACCCCGCTCGCAGGTGGTAGCGTGGTGGCGACGGCCCAGTTGATGGATAGCGCGCTTGTAGCTGAACCTGAAACCGCTTACCCAAGCCCAGAGCCCAGAGCCCAGAGCCCAGAGCCCAGAGCCCAGAGCCCAGAGCCCAGAGCCCAGAGCCCAGAGCCCAGAGCCCAGAGCCCAGAGCCCAGAGCCCA